AATCAGATTCATCGTTAATGTCTGACCATTGTACTTTGTTGCCGTTAGAACCTGAATCTAGGTTAGCAGCTACCACAAAGTCACGTACTACTGCTACGTATTTAGCAACAGGAGCAGCAGCAGCTAAGTCTGCAAAGGCTGTGCTAGAACCTAATGTAAAGCCTTGTAGCTTGTTTAAATTATTAGCAGCAATGACTGTATTGCCAAACTGAATAAAGTTCCATCTTGATACGCCACTATAGTCGCCTGACTTAGATACGTTATCCATACTTAAATCAACAGAGTCATATTTAAATAACTTAGTAGTACCACCAGCAAATACTGTTGTTGTAGCTGCAAAACGACCTGCAAATACATTGTTAAGATTTTCACTAGCAGCAGCACTATAATCTACAGCAGTAGGAAACGGTGAGTAACCAATCGCTGTAGGTACTACGTTTTTAGCTATAGATAAGTTCTCAACTATGCCAGGAAGGTCAGGAGTCCATTCTGTAAATGTTACTCTTTGAATAGCCATTTAAACTCCTAAGATTTCATAATGTAACAGAGAGCATAGTACGGAGGTAAGTTAGCATTAGTGCCGCTTGAACCTGTAGAATTAATTGAAATACCAGTAACTGCACTTAAAGTAGATACAGAACCTGCAACACCTTCTGGTGTGCCATAAATAGAACCTGACCCAGTAACTGGTCTAGCAACATTTTCACCAACTTCATGTGAGTGTCCAGAATCATTTATTGTGTGAGAATGACTAACAATAATAGCATCTGCACTACCACCAGTTCCGCCTACAGAATAAGTTGAACCTGCACCAACAACAAAGCGATTACGCAAATCAGGAGTTGAATTAGAGCCGTCACACAATAACCATCCGCTTGGAATTGAAGCAACAGAACCTGACCATAACATAATCATGCCAGATACAAATGCAGCACCCCATTGTGGAGATAATCCAGCACCACGAGAAAGTAATGCTTGACCAGCAGTTCCAACAGAGCTATTAACTGTCAATGTGCTAGATAAGGTGGTATTTCCAGTAACTGATAATGCACCACCTACAGCAAAATTATCACCATCTGCACCTGTCTGCATATCCTTAATCTGTGCCATTACGTCACGGATAGCATTGTTAATGCCTGAAGGAGCGCAACCCTCGTTAATGTCAATACCACCAACGTCAGTATTATCAGCAGGTGTAGCTGACCATTCTGAAACTTTATTCTTTGCCATGTTTTAGCCTTTTCTATACCAAGTGTTGTTGCTTACGGACACATCTGTCCAAGTATTATTTCCTACTGTTGAATCTGTCCATGTATTAGAACCTGCTGGTATTACAGTCCATGTATTTGTACCTACACTAGCAGCAGTCCATGTGTTTGTGTCGTAAGTAGTATCTGTCCATCCTTCACCGATAATACGACCATTAGCAATGATAGAAGCGTTACATGAAACAACTGCATAACCACCCCATATAGCGTTAGGGTCAGTAGTAACAAATGCGTTACCATTAACTTGAGCGTTACCTGAATACTCAACACCACCTAGCGCTGTTACGCTTGCATATCCATCTACAGCACCGCTAGACGTTCTTACTCGAATACCATCTGCTGTTGTAGTTGCTGTGCCTGTTACTGTACCAATGACATAGAATATACGATGACCATTAGCACTAAATGATGCAAAGCCTGTGACTGCACTAGATGTTGTACGGAGTCGTGTAGCATCTGTTGTAACGCTTGCCAAGCCATCAATTTGACCTGCGCTAGTTCTTACCCTTATTGCATTAGAAGTAACGCTTCCTACACCGTTTATAGCAGCAGAATCAGTACGAATTACATAGGCAATAGATTCAACTTGAGCATTACCAGTAATAAAAGCACTATCAGTACGAATTGCGTATGCTGAACCTGTAAAGGTAGCATCACCCGTAATCTGAGCAGATGCTAATAGAACCTGACTAGCAAGTGAGCTGAATGGTACTTGTGAAAATGCTGCTATACCAAACATCTATCACTCCTTTGGATATTTTGCTTTTACTGCCAAACACGCATCAATGTATGCTTGAACTTGAGCAGCATCGCCCTTAACAATTCCATCTAAATAGTCAGTCATTGAAGGATATTCTAAAGCACGTTGACGTTGATATTCTTTAGTGTCATATTCAGCTTGTAGTCGTACTAATTCAGCATCAATTTCTGCGTTTGTAGGTTTGTTTGATGGTTCTACAATCCATTCAATATTTTCCCCACGAATAACTACTTGAGCATTAGGAACTAAAGAAAGAATTGCATCAATAATTTGAATCATCCTGCAATCTCCATTAAAATCATTGTAGAATTTACTGCACCATCACGTTGAAAGTTTACAGTACCTCCACCAATAACGGCTGCTTGTGTTTTATATGTAACAGCAGATGTTGTTGCTGGACTATCTAGCATTTGCGCCCCAGACGATGTTCCCCTTATAATTGCAGATGAACTATATCCAATAACATAACCCCAACTATTAATGTTAGTGCCGTTTCTTGCTAATAACATATTTACATAAGAGTTTGCGGTGGCTGTAAAGAATATACCAGCAACATTAAATATTACTAAAATACTACTAGATGTGCTTGATGGTGTAATTGTTGCAGACAGCCCACTATCCACAAATGATGATGATGATGTTGTAACTTGAGTGGATGTAGAGCCGTAAACCACCTGCAATACAGAACCTGTTTGATTAAGAATCTTACGCCCAGAACTATTTAAAATGCTTGTTCCTGCTGCTGATAATCGAATATTACCACTTGCATCCAACCGCATCGCTTCAGTACCGCCCTCTGCAAAAGCAATTGTATCTGCTGCTGGGAAGAACATACCTGTATTGGCATCCCCCGTTGTGGTAATTGCTGGAGCTGAGGCTGAACCTGCTTGAGAAGTTATTACTCCAGTTGCTGATAATGTAGTAAATGCTCCAGTATTAGGAGTGGTAGCTCCAACAGTACCATTAATATTAATTGATGCTGTTCCTGTAAGATTTGTAACTGTTCCTGAAGCTGGCGTGCCTAATACAGGAGCAGTTAATGTAGGCGATGTTAGCGTTTTATTAGTTAATGTTTGAGCTGTTTCAATATCTACTGATTTTTCAGCAGGATATGTTACAAATACATTGCTTACTCCGCTTAATGTAATTTTACTGCCTGAATTAGATGACTCTAGTACAGTATCACGAGATAAAGTAGTGCCTGATGCTGTATAAGTTCCAATGCCTACTTCCCAAGCGCCATTGCTAGTAATAGTATAATAAGTAGTATTGCCATCACCAATAACAGAAAAGTCTTGAAAACCAGTAACGGCAGAGCCTAAAGTAAGCGTACCTGTTCCAGTAGTAGCTGTTGTTACCTGAACCCTATCTTTGACTACTAAAGGCATATTTTATCCTAGCTTAATTGTACTGTTAGGTTTGTTGATGCAATCTTAAAGATGTCACCAGTTTCAATTGTTTTAGCTGCATCTAATACTGTATGGTAAAGAAGGTTGCCACCACTTGAAGCATCCAAAATACCAATCCAGCCTACTGTACCCCAGTTAGCAGTTGCTTGTGGGAATGTTACGTCAGCATTAGAAGCTGATAGACCGTTAGAAGGCGCTGCAAAGGTTACTGATTGACGGACATAAGAGCCACCTGTTACTTCTGTACCTGTGTTGGCATCTGTAGGGTCACTTGTGTATAGACCAACATAAACTGTGCTTGGTGCTGTGTATGTAGTGCCACGAATAGTGCCGTTGATTAACGCATTTTCTAAATAGTTACTGATTTCTGCCATGATTTGTCCTTAGCGTAAAGTTACGTTTAATGCTGTGTTAGGGAATTTCTTACCAATGTCGCTATTCATAATGTTTAAGATAGCTCTGTCATACATCGTAGCCCATACTTGTATACGTGCATCGTTCATTAAGTAAGGCTCTGCTTCTGCTAGTGTTGCGTACAATAACGCATCAGGATAGTTAGCTAGATATAAGTTACTTGATACAGTTGATGATATGAATGTTGGTTCTGCGTAGTAAAGCATCTGTAAGACTTGTGAACTATCAGGTGCAGGTGCAAATTGGAACTCGTAACCAATGATTGTGTAGTAGTAAGGTAAGCCTGATGTTGTTGTGAGCATATCACGGAAGAACTTATCAGGACTCTCATACTCTAGCGTGATTGGTGGGTTTCCTTGAAAGTGTAATTCACGCATCTCTAAGAAGTCAGTAGGAATCTCTACTGT